TTATTTGTTGAAGTTTGATGTTGTAGGTTTGGTTGCCTATTACTCATTTCCAATTCAGCCTCTCTTTCTTCTGCTTCAGTATCCCGCACTATCTCTAAACAACATAACTTACAAGTTTTACATCTTGATTTAAATATCATACTCGCCAACTTAATTACGCAACCACTTGCTATTGTCACGAATGATAACCAGAATATAGAATCTAACCCCATTATATATTCCTAATATTATATTTGTGGACTACTTCCTTTTAAAAGGTTAAGTTCATTTTTCATTAATTCCATTTCATTTTTTAATGCGTTCATATCATCAAGCATCACTCGCATTATATTTACCGTCCCATCTAATTCTTTTCGTAATTTTTGAACTTCGCATATGTTATATGTATGTATTCTATCCCAATAAAATCCATCGGGTCTTCCTTCTTCATCATAAACAACTAAGTCTTTATCAATTTCATAAATATCTTCTGCTATAAATCCATAATGTTTTGATTGCGTTTCATCCTGACTATTATATCTAAATTCAACTGGTTGAAAATTATGTATAACTGATGTATCTTTTAGTAATGGTTCTATATTTTTTTTATATCTTGCCGATGATGTTGTTTTAAATATTTGACCGCTTGTCCCGTCATATGTTAAGGTTAATGCACCTGTTCCAGCGACTATATTATTAGGATTAATAAAAAAACCTTGAGTTATTGGATTATATGCTGCGGTCCAAGCACTTAAAACAATTGAATTTGCTATTGTTGTAGTAGAACAACATTGTTGACCTATAGCAATTGTATTAACACCAACTCCTTGATATCCAGCAGCATAACCAATACAAATAGATGCTTCACCTTGATATCTTGAACCTGATACACCTGCTCCTGCTGATATTCCTAGTGCTATTGCTCGACGAGCTTGAGTATATCTACCTGCTTCTAACCCAATAGCAATACTTCCATCACCGCTAGTACTCCAACCTAAACCTTGAGTTGTGTCTCCTGCTAAATTACCAATCGCTATACATTGTTTAAATTGACCTGTTCTACCTGCTGAATGACCTATCGCTATACCTCCATCATATACATTCCCATTATTTAATGCTTGATTTGTTTGACCTGCTAAATTTCCAATAGCAATTGATTTTATTCCTTGTGATGTAACTCCCGCATTTGTTCCTATAGCAATAGAGTCTGTTCCTTGAGCTATTGTTGTTCCTACTCCTGCTCCTTGACCTATAGCAATACAACCTGTTCCTTGATTTGTTCCACTACCTCCTCCAATTGATACTGAACCATCACCTTGAGTTATTGCTGCCGAATTATAACCTAATCTTACTTTTGAGGTTGCGTTAGTTGTTCCTTGTATATATAATCCATTTGAATTAGCTAAGCATTCATTTGTATCACGAAAAGTTAATCGATTTGTTCCTCCAGCAAATAATTGTAAATGCCCAGTACCAACTGCACTAATAGGAAAATTAGTATTTGATATTCCATCAATAGATAGTGTATTAGAAATATAATAATTTTGACAATTTAGATTTGTTCCCAAAAGAATATCAGCTGAAATAGTTAATTTATTTAAACTAAGATATTCGAATGCTATAGGTAAATTAAGACTTTGTATTAATAAATTATTAACTAATGAACTATTTTGTAATCTTATTGTATTTACTCCTGCGTTTGCTGTTAATACGCCATTAATATTTGTCGTCTGTAAATTTTCTGTTCCTTGTGCTACTGGAAATTTTAAATAACGTAAATCGGCTTCTTCAATTGTTAGTTGTCCTGTGCCTGTTTTCCAGTATAGAGTATTAAATGTATCTACATTAGGATTTGGTGGTATATTTGTGCTCATTTATATACTTATATAGATATTTTATTTTAAATAATTATATAATACTAAAGTTATAGACCTTGTTCTTTTTTTAAGTTATAATTTTCTCTTCGTCGTTCATTAATTTTATCACGATTATTTTTACTATATTCTCTCTGATATTCTCTTAGATATTCTTTGCGTTTATCTGTTTGTTCATATTCTTTGTTATATTTCTTTTGATATTCTTTATACTTTTCTGTTTTTGAATATTCTTTTTCATATTCTTTTTTTGTTAATCCAGTTCCACAATTTCTTGTATTTAAAGTTGATTGTAATTCTAATCTATAATTTTCTTCTCTCATACGAGATTGTAATAAAGTAGTTCCTTCAACCATTTCTTCTAAAACAATCATTCGCCAATTATTCCAACCTCCATTATGTCTTATTATTTGATAAATTTTAAAATTAAAACTTTTTCTATTTTCATTATTACAAGAATATTTATGTTCACATTTTCTATGTCTTATATTACTTGTTGAACCAATATAAAAATCAGTTATACTAACATCATTACAAACTATCTTATAAATATAATATATCATAATTGTCTATTATTGTATATTATTGTATAAAATTGACTTTAAATTCTTTTTAATTCATTTACTTCAATTCTTAGTTTTTTTATTTCTTCAACACAATACGTCAGAATATTAAACCATTCGAGACCTTCGGGTGTTCCATCTGGATTTTTCCAAGTAAAATTTGTATCAACATTATCAACTTCTTCTGCAATATAACCAACATGGTGCGTATTATCATCCTTGCTATCATATTCTCTTGCTCGTAAATTATGTAATACACTTGTATCTGTTGTTAAATCGATTACATTTTTTTTATATTTAATAGATGATGTATTATAAGTTACTTCACCTGTAGCTGTGTTATATACCATAACGGGCGTTGCTGATGCTATTCCTCTAATTGGATTAACATAAAATCCTTGATTTGTTACTGGATTATAAGCGGCACCGGTTCCATTTAATATTATACTATTTGCTAATACGCTTGTTGTTCCGCAATTAGAACCAATATATACTGAATTTGTACCCGCTCCAGCATTTCCAGCATTATTACCAATACATACACTATTAGCTTTTTGTGCTGTTTGTCCTGCATTAATTCCAATAGCAATACTATTGGATAATTGACCTGAATTTCCAGCATTATATCCTATTGCTATTCCAGCTTCTCCTTGAGTTGTCTGTCCAGATAAACCTCCAATTGCTATGCAGCGTCGTGTTTGATTTGTTGCTCCAGCTGCTACTCCCATCGCAATACTTCCATCACCGCTAGTACTCCAACCACTACTTTGACCTGTTAGACCCGACTGAAATCCAATAGCAACACTTTCGGATAATTGACCTGTCTGTCCAGCACTTCGACCAATAGCAACGCAATTATTACTTTGAGAAACTCCTGCCGAAAGATAACCGATTGATATACTATCTTCTCCTTGTGATGTTCCGCAAAGTCCTCCAATTGCTATTGCTCGTCGTGTTTGATTTGCTCCTGCCTGAGGTCCAATTGCTATACAACCATCTCCAACCGCTAAATATCCTCCTTGGGATGCTCCTGATAATCTACCAATAGCTATACTTTCCCGACCTTGCCCCCCACTTGATGATGTAGTTCCAATAGCAATAGTATCTATCCCTTGAGCATTATCACCAGCACCGCTTCCAATTGCTATTGCTCCAACTCCTTGTGTTCCAATTGTAGCCGACCCATTACCAATAGCTATAGCATTTGCCGATTGTGTTCTTCCAGCACTTAATCCAATAGCAATAGCTCCACCTGCTTGTGTTGTTAATCCAGCATTACTACCTAAAGCAATTGTTCCTGCTGATTGAGCGCCTACTCCAGCATTATTACCAATAGCAATTGCTGTAGTTGATTGTAATTTCCCTGCTTGATTTCCAATTGCTATACAATTATTAACTTGTGATGTTCCCGCACCCTGACCTATAGCAATACTATTTATTCCTTGATTAATTCCTGTTGTTCCTCCTCCAATCATTACTGACCCCGCTAATTGAGTTATTGCTCCTGTCTGTAGACCTACTCTTACTTGACTATCTGTTCCTAATGTTCCTTGGATATATAATCCTTTGGTATCCGACCTAAATTCTGCTGTATCTGTTATAACTAGTCTATTAGCACCTCCAGTCCATAATTGTAAATGACCTGTTCCTGTTGAGCGTAAAGATACATTTGTATTAACATTTCCATAAATGATATTAAAATTTTGTATATCAAAGTTACTCATATTAATAGCATTATTCATAGTTAAAATACCATCTATATTAACAGTTGTATTAAAATCGGCTGCCGCATTAAAAGTTGAGGCTCCGTTAACATTAATAGCTTTTAAGTTTTCTGTTCCTTGAGCTATAGGAAATCTTAAATAACGTGCATCGGCTTCTGTTATTGTTAAGGTTTCATTATTATCAGCCCAATATAAATTATTAAATGTATCGACATTTGGATTCGGTGGAATATTAACTGACATTATATATTATATACATTATTTTTTATTTTTAATAATAAAAAAATATTATATAATTATATTATATTATGTCTAAAGTAGAATTGATAGATTGGTATAAGAAAATGCCCAAAAAGTATTTACCTAAACAACATAATCCCCATTATGAAACTCATCACATAAAATTACCATTTAGAATGATTATTGCTGGCTCAAGTGGTAGTGGTAAAACACAAACATTATTAAACTTATTACACAATATGCCAGACACTTTTGAAAAAATCAGAATAATTACAAAATGTAAGGCGGAACCAATTTACGAATGGTTAGAAGACAAACTAAAAGACCACGACTTTAAAATAGAAGAGGGGATTGGAAGTTTACCAGATTTAGACAGTCTAGATAAAACGGTTAATAATTTAATTGTTCTAGATGATTTAGTAAATGAATCAGCTAAAGCTCAGCGTCCCATTTGTGACTATGTAATCCGTTGTCGTAAGAAAAATTGTAGTTTAATTTATATTTCTCAATCCTATTATGCGGTACCTAAATTAATAAGAGATAATATTAATTATCTAATTCTTAAGCAGGTCTCAAGTATGAAAAATTTAACAATGATAATGCGAGAATGTAGTTTGGGTATTGATAAAAAGCATCTAAAAGAAATATATGAAGACGCAACAAAAGATAAACAGACTTTTCTATTACTAGACTTAGAAGGACCTAAAGACCAAACATTCCGTTGCGGGTTAGATCAGATTTATGATGTTAAACAAGATTTCAAATAGAATAACTAGATAACCCATAAACAAACAAGTGGTTTAGACGAAAAATAATATAAAAATATTATATTATGTTAGTATAATGGTATTTGTTAGTTACAAGAATAAGTTTAATATGAAATATGGATTTGATAAAGATGAATCACATTCAATAGCAGAAATAGCAAAGATAACTGGATATAAAAAAGCTGGTTTAGAAATTATATATGATAAAGGTATAGGAGCATATAAAACAAATCCGCAATCAGTTCGACCACAAGTAACATCACCACAGCATTGGGCTTATTCACGCATTTTCAGTGCGGTTATGGGAGGTAAGGCTGCGAAAATAGATGCATCATATCTTTATAAATGAGATTACTTGATATTATATATCGTATATAATAAGATAATGATTAAGTAATTGATATATTAAACAATAAAAGATGAATTAATTAATATAATTGTTAAGAAATTACTTAAAAATCATATAAATTAGATGAAAATATAGAATATACTAAAATAAACGCGTTTAATTCAAATACTTCTTTATAATTATATAATAAAATCAATAATTAATTCAATTCTTAACTATTAATTAAATAATATCATCTTTTATTGTTTAATATATCAATTACTTAACGTTTAATTTATTGGAATGTCATTTATTAATACGATATGTTCTCTACGAGGGCGACCTTTTGGTTTTTGTTGTCCATTATTTTTTTCATCTCGTAACCGCTTTGAGTTTATTCTACATCGCTCATTAAACTTTTTTCTCTCATCATCGTTCTCCATTTTTTTTTTATAATGATTGCGTTGATATTCGTTATATTTTTCTTTATTATTCAATCTCCATACTTTAACATTTTCACTATTCTTTTTCTTCTTATCTTGTTCCTCCATTTTATATACTAACATATTATATTATTTCTAAATGAATTTAATAACATAATATTCAATATCTAATACTTTTTGAGTAACTCAAATAATATTTTATCATTTGTTTTTGGATAATTACTGAATACATTTAAGAAATCATCATAAGCCTCAAATACATCATTCTTTTTTGTATCAAAATCATTAAAATATTTTATAAATGCCAAACAAAATCGCCCACAATTTTCTGATTTTATATCTTGAATATGTCTGTTGTTCCAAGCAATCGGTTTAAACATTTTTAAAAACTCACCAACCTCTTCCGGAAATATAACCCCAAATGAATCAAAGTATATAGCTTTTCCATTATCAAATATTTTAAATGCCGACCAATGGGTCCCATTTGAATTATCATAATCGTCCATATTAATTATATATGATCCCACTTGACGTTCTGTTGGTAATCTATCTTTACTATAAACACCAATCAAATCAAGTCCGTCTTTTTCAGCCATTTTTTCTAAATCTATATTGCTTAACATTAATATATACTAACAAATTATTTAATATTCTTTGTCTCATTCAATAAGTTTTTTAATTTTAATGATGCGTCTAAAAGCTTTGATATTAATTTTGAATGTTGTTCAACCTTTTTATTTTTGTTATGATCTCTATCCTTGTCATTTGACGCATTTTTCATTTTATTAAACAATAATGTTTGGTCTTGTTGTAAATCATTTATTAATTGTGTTAGTTGACTTTCTGTAATTCTTAATGTTTCCATTATATATACTAACTAACAAAATATTTAAATTATAATATCATATTATTAATTAACCCGCAGGAGAAAATCCCATTCCTGTATAAGCACCTCCAGCGGGTCGAAATCCAGAACCAGTTCTAATTGGAGGAGCCAATAAGGGAGAACCAGCAATAAAAGGTGAATTTGCTGCAGCAAATGGTTGAATTAGAGGTCCACCTACTTGAACCATTGATGTAGGGGCTTGTGGAGGCATAACCATATCATCCATACTTCCTATTCCCATACCCATTCTATATGGTTCCATTTGTGATCTTAGTGTAGGTTTAATAGGTACTCCACCACAACCCATTCTCCCACCCATTCTTAAACCCATCCTAGTTCGTCTAACCATACCACGACCCATATACACTTCGGGTGGATTTAATTCTTCTAACTTTGAATTACCATAATCATAAATTAAATCTTTAGCCGATGGATATTTACCAGCAAGGGCTTTTTCAACTGTTCGTCTTTCAACTCCACTCAAATGTTCATCAGCATAATCATCTACTAATTCAATACCTACTAATTTTGCTTCGCTACCAAGTGATTTAACTGTTTTCTTTACAGATGAACTATCAATTGCCTTAGTACCTGCTTTACTAGCTACTCTTTCAAAAGCAGCACCAGCGGCAGGATTACCGGTATAAGCAGTTATAGCCTCTCCACCTACTTTTGCGGCTCCTTTAACTAATGCTTTACCAGCACTTTTAACATCTTTTTTAGAAATACCAACTTTGTTTAGTTTCTTATATAATCCATAACCTTTTCTTTCGGCAGCCTCATTAATATATTTACCAGCAACGCTAGCCATAGTAGCACCTGCTACTCCACCCATAGGACCTCCAAGCATTTCGCCTACAACACCTCCAGCAGCAGGTAAAACATAATTAGCACCAATATCAATTAAATCTTTTGCAATTTCTTTTCCTACACCACTATCACGAATTTCACGATTGAAACCACGTTTAACAATTCCAGCAGTATCAACTGTTGCTTTAGCTCCAGCTTTTCCAGCCTTACCGATAGCGGTTACTCCAAATGTGTCACGTAATTCAGCTGGGGATTTTAATTTACGGTCGAAAATAGTTCCTTTAATAGAACCCAGTTTACCACCTTCCATTACTTCTACTAAATCCTCGCTGGGCATAACTGCTAAACGATAACCCTTACCCCTACCTAAATTATTCATCATTTTCTTACTTTTTCCTCTGCCAATTCTAATACGTTGTGAAGCCTCTTCAACAGGAACAATCATACTACGTTTAACATTAATAGCTCCTCCTTTTTTTAATTTGGAAAGCTGAGCTTTACTAACAGAGATTCCGTGTTCTACTAAATCCATTGATAATATACAATGAGATAAAAAAATTATATTATTGCTAAATGTTCTAAAAACCCTATGAAATAAGAGATATGTTTATAATATAATTATTAGATATTAATTATCATATTATAACTCTTTGTTAGTTTGTTTTTTTGTAATTATGAACTTAATTA